AAGAGATTTGCCTTCTAATATAACCACTAGTGATTCGCAAGATTTGGAGCCTAATTTAAGTAATCTTAATTGGCCAACAAAACCATAATGAAAACTTGTATAAATATTGAGTAAGGAAGATTAAAAGATATGCCAGCAATTATAACAAACAAATTTAGAGTTCACAATAGTGAACAATTTAGAGAAAGTTTTACCGAAACAGCAGGTAACACTTACTACCTTTCTATTGGTAGACCAATGCCATATGGTACTGCTTCAAGACCAGATAACCGTACAGAAAACGAAGGAACAGACGCAAGTCCTATCACACCTACAGATACAGAGAATACACAAAACTTTACTTATGATGATATGCTGGCTGCAAAGAAAATTGACTCAAGTAATATTTCGATAGTTATTCCTAGAAGAAACTGGACAACTGGTACCGTTTACGATTATTACAGACATGATTATGGTGATTACTTAACAGGTACAACAACTGCTAATACATCAAATAGTGGAGCGGCTACTTTATTTGACGCAACTTTTTATGTATTAACTTCAGCAAGAAATGTTTATAAATGTTTAGACAATAACGGTAACGCACAATCAACCGTTGAACCTACAGGAACATCAACATCAATTTTATCACTTGCAGATGGTTATAAGTGGAAATATATGTACACTTTATCTGCTTCACAACAAGCAAATTTCTTATCTACAGATTTCATGGCAGTAGCAACAAATTCAACCGTTTCAGCGGCCGCTGTAGATGGCGCAATCAATATTTGTAAAATCAAAACTGCCGGTTCAGGTGGTACAGACGGAACATTTACAAACATTCCTATTAGAGGTGATGGAACAGGCGGTATCGCAACCGTTGTTGTTTCTTCAGGTGCAGTAACCTCGGTAACAATGACAAGTGTAGGTTCAGGTTATACTTATGGATATTTACCAAACGCAAAAATCGTATCTAATGGTTCTACAAACTTAACAGGTGCAGAGATTGATGTAATAATTGAACCAAAAGGCGGACACGGATTTAACGCAGTAGAAGAGTTAGGCGGTTTCTTTATTATGCTTAACGCTTCTTTAGAAGGAACAGAATCAGCAAACTCTGGTGATGTTACGGTTGCAAATGACTTTAGAAAAGTTGCATTATTAAAAGACCCTAAAACTTCAGGTAATGCTTCTACAGCAACAACAATGAGAGCAACCAAAGCAATTAAATTAGCAGGAGTTTCAGGAACATTTCAAGCAGACGAGAAAATAACTCAAGCGACAACAAACGCTGTTGGTAAAGTCGTAGAATGGGACGCAACTAATTCAATCTTGTATTATGTACAAACAAGATTTTTAAACGAAGGTGTTGATTCTGGAGGCAGTAAAGTTGCTTTCAGTACAAACGCTACGGTAACAGGTGCAACTTCAAATGCTACAGGTAATCCTGATACGGGACATTCAGCAACTACTAACAATGTTGTATTCAACTCTGGTTTTGCAACCGCTGAAATTGACTCAGGTTCTGGACAAGTTTTATATGTTGAGAATAGAGCGCCAATTACTAGAGCGGCTGACCAGACGGAGAATATAAAGTTAATCGTTGAGTTTTAAGGGGAGTTAAATGCCAAGTCCAACTGATTTTAACCTCTCGCCTTATTATGATGATTATGCTGAAAGTAAAAACTATCATAGAATACTTTTCAGACCTTCATTTGCTGTACAGGCAAGAGAATTAACACAATCACAAACTATCCTTCAAAATCAAATTGAAAGGGTATCAGACCATCTTTTCCAACAAGGTGCTATGGTCATACCTGGCGAAATTGGTTATGATTTAAATTACTATGCAGTTAAACTAACTTCATTTACAGATACAGCATTAGCCGGTATTACATTATCAGATTTTAAAGGTCTTACTTTAACAGGTGGTACTTCAGGTGTTCAAGCAGTTTGTATTGAAACTGAACCTACAGATGGTACAGACCCTAATACTTTATATGTCAAGTATCTAAAAGCAGGTACAGACAATATCGCTCAAGCGTTTACAGCCGGCGAAACAATTACAGCCTCAGCAACAATTAACGGTGCAAACACAACTGCTCAAGCGGTTGTAAATACAACAGCAACTGGTTCGGCTGCTGAAGTTCAAGAAGGTGTATATTATATAAATGGATTTCATGTTCAAGTTTTAGGTCAAAGAATTTTACTTGACAAATACACAAACAGACCTTCTTATAGAGTTGGTTTAAGTGTAGTTGAGTCTTTTCAAACTTCAAATGATGACGCAACTTTAAATGACAATGCTCAAGGTACATCAAACACAAATGCTCCTGGTGCAAACAGATTTAAAATTCAATTAACACTAACTAAAAAAACAATTTCATCAGCTGAAGATAATAACTTCATAGAATTATTAAGACTTAAAGATGGTCTTATTCAAAACCAAGTTAGAACAACAGAATATGCCGTATTAGAAGATACTTTTGCTAGAAGAACATTTGACGAATCAGGTGATTATGCAGTAAAAGATTTTGATTTAGATTTAAGAGAACATCTACAATTAGGAAATAATAGAGGTATATTTACGGCCGCTTCAGGTGGTTCAGAGGCAAAAGTAGCTGCTGGATTATCTCCAGGAAAAGCATATGTTCGAGGTTATGAAATAGAAACTATTGGTACTTCTTTTGTTGATATAAACAAAGCAAGAAGTTTTGATACTCAAAATAACTTTAACACTAGATTTGATATTGGTAACTTTGTTAATGTAACAAATGTTTTTGGTTCGCCTGACATTGGTTTCGTAACTGGTGATATTGAGGCATTTAAATTAGTAAATCTATTTAAAACTCCTTCAGCTTCAAGAGGAACACAAAATGCTGGTGCAGAATCAGGTGTAAATAATATTGGTGTTGCTAAGAGTAGAGGTTTTGAATTTAGTTCAGGTTCAGCTGCTTCAAATGTATTTTCAAGTTCTTCATTAACATCAGCAATTTATAAACATTATCTATTTGATATAGAGATGTTTACACATTTAAATATTTTAACTGCTCAATCATTTACAAATGGTGAATCAATAACAGGTAGTGTTTCAGGTGCTAGTGGTACTTACATGCAACAAAGCACAACTGAAACTGGCGCAGTATCAGGTATTTCAGTTGCAAATCCAGGTGTTGTAACTGCTACAGGTCATAATTTAAAAGAAGGCCAACAAGTCAAATTTTTATCGCCTAGTTTTTCAGTAGGCGGTGTTGCAGTAACAACTAACGATATATTTACGGTTAGAAATCCTGGGTCAAATACATTCCAATTATTTGGTGCAGACGGAACAACATCTCAAAATGTTACAGCGTTTACATCTTCAGGTAATTATACTCATGGTGTTGCGATTGTATCTGCCGTAACAGGAACATTTGTACCTGGTGAAACAATTACAGGTGGTACTTCAGGTAACACAGCAGTAATACAATCAAACGCAGTAGGTTTTCCAGCAGTCAGGTCATTTGATTTCAGTCAAGTAAAACAAGTTGGTATGGCAGGTTCTCCTGTTTATACAGCTGATACAGCTCTTGATGAAACAAATGGTAATCAATTAATTTTATCAGGTAATATAAACCATTCAGCAGGTTCAACAATTGTACAAGGTAACAATACAAGATTTTTAACAGAGTTAGAACCTGGCGATATAGTTGAAGCAGTTGATGTAACTGGTACCGTAAGAACAGCGACAATTGAGTCAATTCAATCAAATGTATTATTACAAGTTACGGCAACATTTAATGGTTCAAACGCCATATCTTCTGGTGTTTTAATTAGAAAAAGAACAAAATTACAAGACGCAAGTAAAAATACTTCAGTATTTAAATTACCATATGACTTTATAAAAACATTAAAAACTACAGCTAATTCAGGAATTACTGATACAAACTTTGCAGTAAGAAGACATTTTACAGGAACATTATCATCAAACGGTGATGTTACAATTACTGCTGGTACTAACGAAACATTTAGTTCACTATTAGAAAAAGATTTTGCAGTTTCTATAATGACAACTGGTTCTGGTGGTACTGGTGCTGTGGGTGATGTATTAAGTTTAACAGGAAATAATCATTTAGGTAATCCAATATTTACATTAGGTGGTTCGCCTACAGGTAAAACTTTAAAACTTGACTTTGGTACAAACTATGCAGGACATAAAGTAAAAATACTTGCAACTATTTCAAGGTCAGTAGCAAACTCTAAAACAAAAACATTAACATTAAATTCAAGTGTACAAATTGCTACACAGGCATTAGCACAGGCACCACAAATTAGTTTAGGTAAGGCAGATATCTTTGCTCTAAAATCTGTTAAGATGTCTTCTAACTTTTCTACTAACGCCAATTCAGGTGATACAGATATCACAAATAGATTTGAGTTAGACAATGGTCAAAGAGATAACTTTTATGATATTGGTAGAATTAAATTAAAATCAGGTGAATTACAACCTAGTGGTAGATTATTAATAACTTTCGATTTCTTTGCTCATGGTTCAGGAGATTATTTTGATGTTGACTCTTATTCAGGTCAAATTTCATATGCAGATATTCCGTCATATACTTCCGATACTACAGGTAAAGTTTTTGAATTAAGAGATGTTATTGATACAAGACCTAGAGTAGATGACGCTTCAACAATTCTTTCAGGTTCAAGTGCTGGTGATAGGTCATATGATGGTTCAGGTGCAGCTACCGTAGATGTTATAAAATTTAATACAGATGTATCTTCAGATTTTGAATATTATTTACCTAAAATAGATAAAATATTTTTAGATAAAGAAGGAAATTTTGTTGTTGTAGAAGGTGCTAGTTCACTAGACCCACAAACTCCAAAAGAGTTAGATAGTGCAATGCATTTATACACATTAGATATTCCTGCTTACACGGTTTCGCCAGACGATATTAAAATTACTAAACAAGACAATAGAAGATTTACCATGAGAGATATTGGTAAGTTAGAGGGTAGAATTGAAAACCTAGAATACTATACTCAATTGTCAATGTTAGAACAATCAGCACAATCTTTACAGATACAAGACTCAGCTGGTTTTGATAGATTTAAAAACGGATTTATTGTAGATAACTTTACAGGACACAATATTGGTGATGTAGGTAATATTAACTACAAAGCGGCTATTGATATGTCGCAAGGTGAATTAAGACCTACATTTAACGAGGACGCAGTTCAATTAGTAGAGTCAGATGATGACGGTACAGCAATCTTATCAACTGATAGGTCAGATGGACAATATCAAAAAACAGGTGATGTATTAACTTTACCTTATACAGAGTCAATTTTAATCGACCAACCTTTTGCAAGTAAAACGGTCAATGTTAACCCATTTGATGTATTTACATGGGCAGGTACCGTTGAGTTAACACCTCCAGGTGATGAATGGAAAGAAACAGAAAGAGCGCCACAAATTGTTATTAATAACACAGGTGGTTTTGATACATTAGTTTCAGGTTTAGGAAACTCAGCATTACAAGGTGTTGAAATAGGAACCGTATGGAATGATTGGCAAGATTTCTGGTCAGGTGCTCCTAGAGATGTATCAACTAGAGATACTTCAGGTAACCAAAGAGCAGGAAGAAGAGTTTTTAGAACAACTGAAATTACTTCCGAACAAACCGTTAGACAGACAAGGTCAGGCGTTAGACAAAGATTAGTTCCTCAAGTAGTAAGAAATTCAATCGGTGACAGAATAGTCAATGTTGCATTTGTGCCATTTATTAGAGCAAGAAATGTATCATTTGTTGGTACTAGAATGAAACCAAATACAAGAGTTTACGCATACTTTGATAATATTGATGTATCAACTTATGTTACACCAGCAGGTGGTTCACTCGGTGGAAATTTAGTTACAGACGCAGCCGGCGCCGTGTCAGGTGTATTTGCAATACCTGACCCTAAAGTAGATTCAAATCCAAGATGGCGTACAGGTGAAAGAGTATTTAGATTAACAAGTTCAGCTACAAACGATAGAAGTTCAGATGTAGAAACTTCAGCAGAAGCAGATTATACTGCTAGAGGTTTATTAGAAACGGTAGCAGAAACAATTATTTCAACTAGAGAGCCAAGACTAGTAAGAGAATCAACTTCAGAAAATAGAAGTATTGTTAGAACATCAACAAGGGACGCAACTAGAACGGTTGGTTGGCATGACCCATTAGCTCAAACATTCTTAATTGATGACAAAGGTGGTGTCTTTATAACTTCACTAGATTTATTCTTTAGTACAAAAGACTCAAACATTCCTGTTACGGTTCAAATTAGAGAAGTTGTAAACGGATATCCAGGTTCTAAAATTTTACCTTTTGGTGAAGTAACTTTAAATCCTAATCAAGTTAGTACAAGTGCTGACGGTACGGTTGCAACTAAATTTACATTCCCAGCACCTATTTACATTCAAGAAAATGTTGAGTATTGTTATGTAATTATGGCAATGACTAATAACTATAATTGTTATGTTGGTAGATTAGGTCAAACAGCAATCGGTACTAATAGAACAATATCACAACAACCATATGCTGGTGTTATGTTCAAATCTCAAAACGGTTCTACATGGACTGCTGAACAAAACGAAGATATTAAATTTACAATGAGAAGAGCAGAGTTTGAAAATGTTACAGGTTCAATTACATTATCAAATGATACTTTACCTTCAAGAACATTAAAAACTAATCCTATTAGAACAACAAACTCGTCAAGTGTTATTAGAGTTTTCCATCCAAACCATGGTATGCATGGCACAGATAACAATGTTACAATTTCAGGATTACCAAGTGGTACTTACAATGGTATTGCACACTCCGATATTAACGGAACATTTACAAGTATTTCAAATGTAACTTTAGATAGTTACGATATAACAACTTCAGGAACGGCAACTGCTACAGGTGATGTAGGTGGTCAAGCCGTTGTTGCAACACAAAATAGACTTTATGATGTATTGAATTTAAACTTGGCAACCATGACGGTTCCAGAAACATCAATAGCTTATAGTGTGAGACCTACAACTGGTAAATCAATTCATGGTGCAGAATCAGAATTTGCATTGACAGCTGCTGTAAATTCTCAATCAGTTATTGCAAATGATAATATTTACTTTACTTCACCTAAAATGGTTGCAAGTGAAATAAATGAAACTAACGAGATGAATGGTCAAAAATCATTACTAGTAAATTTAACATTCAATACTACAAATACTAAATTATCACCAGTTCTTGATATGCAAAGAATGAGTGCGTTTGTAATTCAAAACAGAATAAACTCAGCAACAAGTGGTAATACACCAAACTTTGTAGCAGATACAGCCGCTACTGGTGGTTCATCAGCTGCTCAATATATAACTAGACCGATTGTGTTAACAAATCCTTCAAGTGCGTTAGACATAAGATTGACAGCAAACATTCGTTCAAGTTCAGATGTAAAAGTTTTCTACAGAGGGTCAAGTTCAGATGAAGTTAGAAATATTAATGACTTATCTTGGACTCCTTTCAATACAGATGGTGGTCCAGACACAGCATTAATACCTGCTGAAGATGATACAACATTTAAAGATTACAGATATTCAGCAACTGGCATAAATGACTTTACAGCCTTCCAAATTAAAATTATTATGAAAGGAACAATATCATCATATCCGCCTAGAATTAAAGATATGAGAGGTATTGCGTTAGCTGTATAATGAGTGATAAGTATTTAAAAGTTGAAGGTCATACAAGTTTAGTTAGAGATACATGGTCTAATGGTATTGTAAATACAAATGTTAGTGAGTATCAGCAATATATGGCAAGAGTAAAAGCAAGAGAACAACAAGGCGACCAAATTAGAAATGCAGTTAAAGAGATAAATACTTTAAAAGCAGAATTAAGAGAAATAAAAGGTTTAATAAAAGAGTTAGTCAATGGCAGTTAGACAAATAGCAATAACAGATACACTAGAAACATTTAGACAGCAGTTTAATGCTTTGTCTGGAACAGACTTTGGTGATATCGCAACACTAGACGCTTCAATTTCATCTACAAGTATTGTGGGTGCAATGAATGAAGTTGTTAGTCTAGTTACTTCTGCTGAAGGTATCTTTGTTGAAGACGCTTCATCTACTAGACAGGTTTTAGGTGCAGGTGAAACATTAAGATTTTTTGGTACTTCAAATCAATTAGACATGACCGTATCAGCGCCTGATACCGTTACCGTTTCATTAACAAACAATGTTACAATACCAAACAACTTAACCGTAACAAATGCTTTAGACGCCGTTTCACTTTCAGCAGGAACAATTACAGGTACAGGTGGCACACATACACTAGGTACAATTGAATTGTCTGGTAATGAAATTAGGTCTACAGACTCTACAGAATTAAAAATAAATGACAACTTTCAAGTATCTGGAATTATAAAAAGTGGTGATACAAGAATAAATCCATCAGCTACCGTAAATATTGATTCGCTTACAGACAATTTGACGGTAGGTTCTAACTTGACTATGGCACAAAATAAAAATATTTTGTTTGAAGGCTCTTCGGATGATACTAACGAAACTACTTTAACCGTAGAAAATCCAACAGCCGATAGAACAATTACTTTACCTGACTCAACTGGTACCGTGGCATTGACAAATACGACAGGATATGCAAGCTCTAGTATATTTGCTAATATAGCAACTTTAGTAATTTACAATAGTTCAGGTACAGCAGTTAAGACTATTAAAGGTTCAGTAAATTAAAATGATGGAAAAAGATTATGGCAGTAAGAACACCTTTATACAATAACAACGGCAATCTTCAAGATATGACCACAGCAATGGTCACTAATCTTGTTAATCAAACAATCTATCAATACTCACTTTTACCAGGTACATCTTTATCGGTTGTAAACTCTGGTGGTTCTTTAGGTAATCTTACAGATACAAGACTACAGGCAGGTATAAGTTCAAGTGGTGTTTCATCTTACCCTAGTGAAGCTGCAACGGCAGAGCCAAGTGTAGTTACCGTTACATACGGAAAAATTAATCAAGTAAAAGCTGCATTTACTCCTACTGCTGACACAGGAAGAACATGGCCGGTTTATAGAACGGCAGCTAACGAAATTCAATCAATGACATTACAAGATGTCAAAGATACTTTTTTACACCCAGCAATTGACTCTTTAGTTTCAGGTAGTACAGGTTCTGCTCAAGGCGGTACTTATTTTATCAGCACATCTTTAAGTGTAGCAGGTGCAACTTTAATGAGTAGCACACCTATATTTTCAGATACAAGAGCAAATGTTTCGGCTTACACGGCAGGTGGTATGCCAGAAAGTTTAGACCAACCACAAACTATAACAAATTATTATTTACATGTATGTAATGGTGCAAATTCAACATACACACCACCAATGTTTTTAACTGCTTCACACGACATACAAGAATATTCAACAGCGAGTTGGGGTAGTTTAATTCAAGAATGGATTAGATATACAGCTGCACAATCAACAGAGGGTTACCAAATCAATTATAGTTACACTTCAGGTACAAATAGAGGCACAGGCATGGGTGATACTAGATTAAATGGTTCAGGTAATTATCAACAAAGATTTATTAACGCTAACGATTACAGAGCTCAGGAGTTTCCAAACGGTACTGCTATAAGTATCAATACATATTATTTAAAAATTAGTAAAGTTTAATTATTAACAAGGTGATTATGAATGAGAATATTATTAACAGGTAGTGAAGGCTTTGTCGGCAAAAACATACGAGAAAGATTAACTCAACACGAATTCGTTTGTATAGATAGAAAGATAGGTTATGATGTAATGACCTGTGCTTTACCTACAGACATTGACCTAGTTATACATTTAGCCGGTAATTCAGGTGTTAGAACAAGTTTAGATAACCCTACTGAATATTGGAAAAATAATGTAATTGCTAGTCAAAGATTATTCAAATTTTATTCTACATATAAAGATGTTAGAATATTATATGCAAGTTCAAGCACGGCAAAAGAACCTTGGAAAAATCCTTATGCTATGAGTAAATATGGCATGGAGATGATTGCACCTGAAAATAGTTTAGGTATGAGATTTACAACCGTTTACGGACCTCATGGTAGACAAAATATGATGATACCTTTAATTATTAGAAAAGAAGTTGAATGGGTAAATTGTGACCATCATAGAGATTTTATTCATGTCTATGATTTAGTTGACGCAATTAGAATATTATTATTCAAAGATTTAACTGGTGTGATTGATATAGGCACAGGAAACACGGTTTTTGTAAGAAAATTAGTAGAAGATTTTGGTATGAAACCAGAAATGAAAATCGGTAGTGAAATGGAAAGAGTAGATAATAAAGCTGATGCTGATATCTTGTATAAATATGGATGGAAACCACATCACGATTTATACCAATATATAGAAAGTGAGAGGTTAAAAGGACTAAATTAATGTTAAACGAAAAAATATTAAAAGAAAATCTAATTACGGCATATTATATTAGTGATGACCGTAAACAGATTGAAATTTTAACACAAACTGATGACGGTAAGGCTATCTCGCCAACGATAATCGAATCTGACCCAAACCACCCTTACTATAAACTATTGACAAAGTATGTTTCAGAGGAAGAGTTACTAGAAATAACTCATCAAAGAAAAAAGAATGAATTAAAAGCATACAAAAAGATGGTTTTAAAGTTAGCGAAAAAAGACGGTCTTGTTTATGATGTAAATGAAATAACAAAAAATTTAGAAAAATCTCCAGAAAAATTATCCACGGTAATTAAATTTTTCTTTGATTTTATTTTTGGTAACACATTTGATAAAGATAAACATAAAGATATTTTATTCGGTCTAAAACTAGAGTTGTTTGAAAAAGAACAAATCAAAAGTTGCGACAATAGAGAATTAAAATCTTTAATGAGAAAAGCAACTACACCTGAAGAAGTCATTAAGATTGCTGTTCAAATGTTAGACCATGAAAATAAAAAGCAAGAAACCCCACAAAAAGCTTAGTAGAATTGATGTAGGCAACCCTAACGATAAGGTTGTACCTGTATCTCCACTACAAAAAGAAAAACCTGACATTGGTAACATGTTAAATGATGTTATCAAGAAAAAAGGTAATTTCTTTTGTTCTCAACCTTTCATACACATGTACATACCAACATATGGTTTAGCACACCCATGTTGTAACACTACAATGAATGTAAAAAAACATGTATCAGAAATTGGTATTGAAGGAGTTTGGAATGAACCTGAATTAGCAAATTTGCGAGAAGAGATGGCGAATGGTCATAAAAAACGGGACGCTACAATCGCAACCTGTTATAGGTGTATTGAAACGGAATGGCGAGGTTTTGGTACACCTAGAATGGCCTATAATAATGATATGAGAAATGACAAAGAAGAATTATCTGAATTAGATAGATTAGTTAAGTATGTACAAGATAATCCTGGTGCCAGATATCCTGTGCCTGATAAAATCCACACAGCACAAATTAAAGTATGGGGTAATTATTGTAATTTAAAATGTTTAATGTGTTCAGCGGAAGATTCTTCAGGAGTTGCTGAAGAGTGGATTGCTTTAGGTGAATACACGCCATCACAAATTTTAGAAAGGTCAGAAATTAGGTCAGGTTCTTCTATGCCTTTTTCATATCCTAGAATTAGTTATGAAGATAATAATATTGATGAAGAAGAGTTTTGGCGAACAATTAAAAAAACAAAAAGAATTCAATTGATAGGTGGTGAAACATGGTTGATAAAACAATATGTACAAATTTTAGAGAAGTGTGTAAAAGAAGGTTGGGCAAAAGATAAAAAAATATTTGCATTTTCTAACAACTTTGGTTACCCTAAAATGAAATACATATTTGATTTACTAAAACAATTTAAACATGTTCATTACAAATGCTCTATGGAATTATGGGGTCATAAAAATGACTATATCAGATATCCTTCAAAATGGCCTGAAGTTTATAAAAATATAAAATTAATGGCTGCCTTGCCAAATGTAGGTATGGGTTTTGCATTTACTCTAAACCCTTTGAATATAGGATATGTTGATGAGGCTGTAAAAGGTGCTGAAGAATTTGGTAGAACACCTAGTTTCTTTAACTTAACAAGACCTACTTGGTTTACTTTAAAAGGTTTACCACCTGATATAAGAGATTTATATTTAGATAGACTATACAAAAATAGTTATGATGTTCTTGATAAAATTAAAAAGCCTCTTGACTATCTTGAAAGTTTAGAGTGGGACGAGTTTCAGATGTACCAAATGATAGCAAAGATAAAAGCAAGAGATAAATTAAGAGGCGACAACATTTTAAAATATTTTCCAGAGTGGGCGCCTTACTTTAAAAAAGACGATTACTATGGAACAACTATTAAGAATTGATAGTGAAATTACTAATAGATGTAACGCAGCTTGTCCGTTATGTGCTAGAACAGGTACTTTCGGTGCTGGAGTTTCAGAGGTTTTATTTAAAGGTGGTTACAAAGATTTACCTTTAGATGTAGTTGACAATATCTTAAATTCAGATAGTGCATTACATTTAAAAAAATGGTCTTATTGTGGAAATTATGGCGACCCTTTCATGCACCCAAAGGTATATGATATTGCAGATAAAGTGGCGTCAAAAGATATAAAACAAATCTTTGATACTAATGGTGGTATGAGAGATAAAGTTTTTTGGTCAGAAATGGGCAAATTTAAAAGTTTAGAAATTAACTTTGCAATAGATGGTTTGTCTGATACAAATGAAATTTATAGAGTTAAAACAAACTTTAATAAGATTATGGAAAATACAGAGGCATTTATTAAAGCAGGTGGCAAAGCTAATTGGGTATTCATTGTATTTTCTCATAACGAACATCAAGTAGAAGAGGCAAAAAAATTATCTAAAGACCTTGGTTTTAGAAACTTTGAATATAAAATTAGTACAAGAGGTTTTAATTTTAATGTAGATGGTGGTAAACCACCAGAAAAACCTAGAACAAAAGAGATTAAAGTTCATAAAAAAATTCAAACAAGTAATGAGATTACAATACCTAAAGAAAAGAAATTTAGATTAAATGAGATAATTCATAAAGAAGTAAATTGTAAGGCAATATATCAAAATCAATTCTTTGTTACACCTGACCCATGGATATTACCTTGTTGTTATGTTCATGCCGAGGTTGCCAAAAGGACGCATGGCGTGTATAAGAAGGATGCCGAGTTCTTTGAATTTATGATAAATAATAAAGTAAAGTATGATATGAATGAAGATAGTTTTGACGACATAGTTACTTCTTACAGAGATAATCTTCCTCAATTAAGAAGTCATTGGAAAAGTAGAAGAATTACTATTTGCAATAAAATATGTGGAAGTAATAGGGCGAATAAGACTATAAGATATAATTAGGAGTTATAATGAAATATACTAGTGAAGCTGGTGATTTAGATTTTTGGGATCCTTATCCTAGATTAAATGATTTTAAAAAGATAGGCATTAATTTATCAGGCGGTGCCGACTCTGCTTTAGTTATGTTTATGACTTGCAGAGAATTAGAAAAAAGAAATTCAAACGCCACGATAGTTCCCATTACAGGTGTTGATAAAACTAGGCCAACTAATATTTGGAATGCAGAGGAAATTGTTTTACTTTTTAAAGAGATGTTTCCTACCGTTAAATTTGCCAATCACGAAGTAAATCATTATACAAAAGACCACGAAAAGGATAAAGTAAATCAACATAAAAAACATGAAGGCAAATTGTGGTCAGAAAACAAAATAGAAGTATTACTACATGGCAGGTCAGCAAATCCACCTGAAGATGTTGCAAAGGCAAATAACTTATTATATAAAAGAGAAGAAAGAAGAGATAAACATGGACATAAAAGAGAGCCTTATCACGAAAACCATAACAGGCCTTTTTATTGTCCTTTAGAATATCTTGACAAAAGATTTGTTGCTGAACAATATAAAAAATTTAATTTATTAGACAATTTATTTCCTATCACAGCCTCATGTGTAGAATATGCCGATAAAACAGATAACTTTACAAAACCATGTAAAGAGTGTTGGTGGTGTAGAGAGAAAAAATGGGCTTTTGGAATGTATGACGGAGCAGTAGTTTGAATTTTCCCCAAGACATAACACACACTTATTCTAATCAAGTTACATTTAGAGAAATAGTTAGAACCGAAAAAGTATCTAAAGTGGTAAATGTATATACGGTGCCATGGGATAGTTTTGAGATGATGACCGATTTATCACCAAAGTATGATAAAGGTATAATTACGGTAATCAATAGACCTAGAAATGTTTATAGGATGCACGAAGCTGTCAAATGGTCATATTATTATGATGAACATATTTGTTTAAATGACCACTTGTATGATAATTGGGAAAAATTTAAATGGAAGAAATACAAATCAAGATATGTTCAATATTTAAATAAGTTTTATAA